TTTTGTTTTGTAAATCTTTCTCGATAGCAGGTTTTTGTGGTTTATAAAATACATCTTCCAATGGAGGCAATTCGTCATCTTCAAATTCCATTTCGTCATCTTCTGCTACATCTAACTCATTATCCTCTTCCAATGGAGGCATGTCATCACTCGATAAATCATCTGATGAATTTTCAGGTTTTTCTGGTTTTTCTAAAGAATTTGCAACTAAACTAATTGTATTAGTCATTTTATTAAATTCACTGAATTTTAATTTAAAATCTTTCCTACATTTATGACACACGAAGTTGAAATTATCAGAGACATTTTTTTGCATAGAAGACATTAATGCAACTGATGAAAAATCATGTCCGCATTCTAATTTGTATACTAAATAAGGGGGGGAACAATGTGTGATGTGACATTCTTCTTTTTCCTCTATCCCGTAATCAGGAATATTGCCGATAACTTTATTATATCCATTCGATAATATTTTCATTCTATTCCCTATGAAAAAACTTAGTTGTTTTAAACAAATAAGTTTACTAGTTACATCAGATACACATACCATTTGCTTATGCAATCCTTGTAAATCAATAAGACATTTTGCTCGCCGCTTTTCGATATTTTCAAATATATCAAATAAGTCGATAGTATTAACTTTTCCTAACATACTCTTTATATGAAATCCGTTTTTTTCCATCATAAGAGAGTTCACATCGAAGTCAACTACAGGCCACATTTCTGATGTAATATTACAATTCGTCAAATGTGGATTATAATAGTTTTTGTCCTGTTCAGGATACCATCCTATTATATCAATAATAATTGATCTTTGGGTTACATTATTTTCATCAGCAGTATCACCTAATACAACAACAAGATTAGAATCTAAATTATCGATATCTGTATCAGATCTATCGAGTCTGATTTGATAATGTGGTACATTTAACAAATGTTGTTTTCCTATCGGATCAGATTGGAGGACATTTGTTATAGTGACATCAACTATTTCACTGACAATATAATCACCAAATTTAAGTTTACCAACTTCATCATTGATCGAATTCATCATCTTGATAATTTTATTTCTAATTGATTCTTTATTATACACTTCTTTAACAAGAACTATGTCAACATCATGATCGATTGGATTACCGAATCCAATCATGTCATCGTCTGTAATTTTGTAAATATCCTTCATCAAAAAAGGTAATTCCATCATTTGTCGTACAAACGATCCAACAATCCCTCCTGTAATATTGAGATCTTTTTTCATATATTTAAGTAAACTTCTGCAAATAGCAATCTTTGCAACAAAGTCAGTTCCAATATCCCGGATTTTATCCATGACTCTATATGCCTCTTTTTCAGATTTAATTTTAATTAAATCTGAATATTTGTCCATTTGTAATTTCTGTTCTTGTAGCAATATTGATTGTTCTAACAATTTATCCGATTGTTCTGATAATTTTTTTGATTGATCAGATATTAATTTTTTTTGTTGTTCTATTATTTCTTCTGACATTTTAATACACTTCTGGTAATTCTGATTATCTTGATTAATTTTATTTTGAATTTTTTGTTCTAATTGATAAATAATTCTTTTACTTTTTTTTTCTTGATTTCTAGAAGTGGAACAATTAATTAATGTCGTTTTGATACTTGCGAGTGACTCATCAATTGATGTTATGTCGGACATTTATTGTACTATTATTTCAGATACAATAAAGGTATTTGAAATAATAAAATTAGACAATAAAAATGATAAAAATGATATATATAATCAAAATTTAATTACAATATCCAGTATTATTATTTATCAATTTTTTATAAAGTAATTTAATAAATAAAAATTAATTCCTATCATTATAATCATGCTCATTAGGATATATTTCAATATTGTATGTTCATTGTTTTTTTTCGATTCCTGTTTTGTTGAATAATATTGATCTAATAAATTTAATTGAAAAAATTCATTATTATTTTCAGTATAATTAGTCATATTTTTTTCTGTCAATAATTCTGGGATTGTAATTGATGAATTATTTGTATATGACCTGTGTATATTTTTTAATTGATACATTATAATAAGTAACTCATCATCACTATAACCTTCATAATCGACAGGTCCATAATATTTTTTTATTTTTATAATATTTTGTTTACAACATTCTTCCCAGACATCAGTCCTATCATCAATAATAATCGTATTTGAAAGATCAAGATTGAAATATTTTAATGATTTTTGATGGCATATACTCGAGTAATTTTCTCTATATTGAATACCACAAATTTTTAGATCAAATTTTTGATTTTTAATTGCAATAATTAACTTTTCAACAATTGATTTTGCATATGTTTCGACACCATGTGTTGATATATATATATTAAACCTCGGAATCAAAAATTTCAAAAATTCTAATAAATGAGGTCGCAAAAACACTAAAAATTTTAAAGAATTATTAACAACATTTTCATTATGATCAACAAATTTACATTCATCTTCCATCAAAAAATGAGGTGATTTTTTGAGATCCTCAATATAATTACTTCCTACTATTGACGATAGTGTAGCCAATTCAATCGAATATATAAGTGTTTCATCAAGATCAAGTATTATGTTCATTACTGATGACTAAATATATGTATATAATTACTAAACAAACAAATAAACTAAATAAACTAAATAAACTAAAAAAAATATTATCAACTTTATTAATTCTTTATAAAAAATATTAAGAATTAATTTCAAACTACCCAATACCCGGCTTGAACGGGTTCACCCAGATCCACAGTCTGGTATGCTTTCCAATTACATCAAATGGGCAAAATTATAAATCATTTCCCAGATTATAATTTTTTATTTTTATTTTTATTTTTATTTTTACGTCTTCAGTAGGACTCGAACCTACACACCCTAAGGTACAGTTTTCAAGACTGCTGTGATAACCATTACACATATGAAGACTATATATCACAATTTATTATGAATATATTATTGCTACTAATAGACAGAATCGAACTGTCGTCTTTTGGGTATGAGCCAAACGTGTTAACCGTTACACTATATTAGCTGTATATTTTTATTTATTTTACGTCTCCAGTAGGGATCGAACCTACAGGCCCAAAGGGCACAGCTTTCCAGACTGCTGCAATACCATTATGCTTATGGAGACTACCGATAAATTGATTCGAACAATTGCCTTTTGGTTATGAGCCAAACGTGCTACCATTACACCATATCGATTGTTGATTTTTATAAATAAAAATCGAATAATAAAGGGTTGAAATAACTGCTAAAGCTATTATTTTTCACCATATCGATTAATTATTTTTAATTTAATAATTAAATTAACGTCCACAGAAGGAATCGAACCTCCAAACCCGAAGGCACGGTTTAGTAGACCGCTGCAATAAGCCATTATGCGATGTGGACTATTTTAAGTTTTAATAATTTACGACAACGACAGGACTTGAACCTGCAACCCAAAAGGGACTGATTTTCGAGATCAGCTTCTTAACCATTAGAAATACGTTGTCTATTTGATTCAACAAACAAAAACTTTTTCTAAAGATTTAAATTTATTTATTAATTTTTACCGTTAGAAATACGTTGTCTGTTTACAAATTATTTTTGATTAGTTTTCACTATGCGATTGATGGGAATCGGACCCATAACTCCTGGTTGGCAACCAGATATTTTACCATTCAAACTACAATCGCAATTAGTATATGTTAGTATATCTTTAAGCCATTTTATAGTTTATATTAATTATTTGTATTGGGGAGAAGATATGAACAAAGTGATTTTTTATATTTGTCGATGTCATATTCATAATAAGTTATATTAATATGTTTGGTGACATCAACATTTATAATATTAATATGTGTTTCCTTATCATTATCTACTGGTTCATCGATTGCATCTTTTTCATACAATACAATTATAATCTCCTTATTATTTACAGAATTATTTAATTCACAAATGGATGGTTTGATAAGAAAACCATTATCAGTTTGTACATAATAAATTTGTGATGATTTACTTAATGGCAATAAAATTCTATATTTTTTGTTATAATTAATGAACTTAGTCAAGGTTTTTTCATAAACAACAACATCATAATCATTTCCGTTTACTATTTCATTTTCTTTGGTAAATAATACATTCATGTAATTTAATCCTTCTAAAAATTTGTCATTGTAGGCTAGTGCTATTGCAGAAACATTTCCGTCTGGTCTAATAATTTCTGTTAATATGTTTTTAATATGTGGTGTTGAGTATTCCCTAATAAATGAACTATAATGTTTTATGTTTTCTTTGTCAATATAATCATTTGTTTTTCCTGAAACAATACCGTAAGGACTGTAACAAATATTGTTCAATATATAAAAACTTGGTTTCATATGATCTTTAAAATCTCTGTGCATCATCAAATATTCTGATAAAGTGTTATTATTAAAAGATTTACATTTCATTAATATATACATGTTGGAATGTAATAATTTATTTAATTTAATAAATAATTTTCCGTGAGTTGGCATTATTGGATTTTCTTTATTGATATTTAAATCTTTGAACGATTTTCTTGAATTAATATTTTTTTGTTCATAAATTATATCGCCAGCATTTTTAATTCCAAATGAACTAATATATTCATAATTAATGTTGCCGTTATAATCTTGTACACAAAGTTCTATGTCATAAATAAAAAGGTTTTCCTTTACATTGAATTCGACCTCGTATTTATCTGTTTTAATGCCGTATTGACGCTCTTGTATTGTATTAACATTCGTTCTTGACCCATCCTTGTATTTTTTATAATTAACAAATCCATGATCGGTTACATGGTTACCAAGATCTATTTTTGATTGAGCCATATGTCTTCTTTCCTTTGTATCAGCAAATATGTGATCATATGTACAATTTATATTATCTTCAAATAAATTGATACCATTAAATTTTATAAAACATTGTGTATATTGAAAACTTATTAGTGGAATATATTTCTGATTTGTTATGGTAAAACATGATGTACATATATCATATTTATGTGATGATTTCACATTACAGAATAAATCAGCTGTTCTATTTATTAGTACAAAATGACAAGACGACGCAATCATATTATCTTCCATTTTTAATATTTCAATTATATCCGGAGTAAAATTATTTGCTGTATTACAATTTATATTTACATTTTCCTTCACGTATGACCCTTTTCCCAGAACTAATGCGTGGAGTGGTGAGTCAGGATAATTAAATTTATTTTTATCTTCTTTATAATCATAAATATCATCGTCGCGTATTAATTTTTCGAGATTTAATAATCCGTCAACTGTACTGTTTTTAATAATTTCTTCTATATCATCAACAGTCTTTTTACTATATTTTTCCGCAAAACCTTCCATTGAAATTAATGGATTGATACTATTCTCCACTTGATCCATGTTTAAACTATTTATAAACTTATTATATAAAATATTTGGTTTGGATAGACGCAGATAATTATGTTTCGATGATTTAACGATATCAAAATTAATATTTGCTTGTTGAAGAACTTTTTTAATTACACCCAATGCTACTGTACCATTCGTTATTTTATTTTTATATTTCGTAAGAGCAAAATCGCTATATCTAAAGTGTTTTCTTAAATTATCTATTTCGTCATTTAATTTTTTAATTATTTCTGTACTCTGATCGATATCGTAGCTCGATATTTTTGTTGTATAATCGTCCAGTCCTTTAAATCCGTATATTTTGACAAATTTATTAATATATTCTAATTGTTCCATTTTATTCAATTTAATTAATTAAATGATTGACATCTTTAAATTAATTAGTAAAAACATAATATTATCTATTTTAAACATAAAAATGTGTTGGGATTATTTATATTGTGCGATATGTATTCCATTTTTGGAATCTCTCTGATTGATTTACATTTCATTAATATATACATGTTTTCTTCTAATAATTTATTTAATTTTATAAATATTTTATCATCTGATACACAAATTGGATTATTTTCGTTGTGATTATTGTCTTTGAAAATCTGTTCTAAATTTTCATTTTGTTGTTCATATGATATTTTATTTTTCATTAATATTATATTATAACTTTTAATACCAAACGACTTGATATAATCGTAGTATGTATTACCATCATTATCTATAACACATATTTCGATATCGTAAATTGATGCATATTCATGTAATTCAAATTCAATTTGTAGTTCTTTTGTTTTGATGCCGAATTGGCGATGTTGTTTTATTTTAATATTTGTGCCTGATTTATACCCTATCATACCGCATAATATATTATAATTTCCGAAATCTATTCCCGACATGGCGATGTGTTTTCTTTCTTTTGAACCAGCAAATATGTAATCACATGCACAACTTATATTTTCTTCAAATAAATTTTTTCCGTAAAATTTTATGTAGCAATGCGTATATTGCAAACTTATCAATGGAATATATTTATAGTTTTCTATTGTCAAAGAATTTGTGCAAATCTTGTAATAATGTGATGATTTAATATTGTAAATCAGATCGCTATGTCTATTTATCACGACCATATGACTTGATGACATTATTTTATTATTTTCCATATCTAATATTTCGATTATATTTGGTACAAAACTATTTTCAATTTCGTAATTTAAGTTGGCAGTTTCTTTTGCGTATGTTTCGTTATTAACAATCGCACCAATCCCCTTATGACCTCCAAAGAAATATATATTTTTTATGTTTTTATTACAGTCATATATATCTTCTTCGTTAATAAACTTCTCTAGCTTTAAAAACTTATTGTCAATATCATTTGTTATTTTTATTTTGGTGGCGAATTCATTTTTCTCATTAAAATTATCTGAATTTATTTGTGATATGTTTTGAGGCATATTCAATTTATTAATAAATTTATTTTAATAGTTATTTGTTTAAATAGTTATTTGTTTAAATAATAAATAAAATAAAATATACCATTAGATATACCATTATTAGATATCAAATTAATAAATTAATTTATGTATGAGCGGTTAATATAACAACTTGCATTGTTACATATACATACCATTATTAGGAATCTTATCATTGAATTCTTTGGTTAGTTCAAAGCAGTCTTTCAATGTTCTCAATAATTGTTTATCAGTAAGTTTGTCTGGCGTGATGCCCTGCTCTTTTAGAATCGACAATGATAACTTGAGATAGTTTCTTATTTCGCGACCATTAATTTTATGTTCACTTAAATCGTCAATTGCGGAATCACTCACATTAACGTTCCATTTTTTCAATAATGCCGTCCATACTTGTTTTCTTTTATTTTCTGTAAGTTCATCATATGCAAGGAACAAATTAATACGACTTTTAATTGCAGTGTCAATGCTCTTTAATCTGTTTGTTGTAAGGAAAATAATATTATCATGATATTCAAGGAATTTCAGGAAGACGCAAACCATTGCATTACGTGTAATATCAGAATATTCTCTGTCTTCTAGGAAAATATCGACTTCATCAATTAACATAACAGCGTTCCAACGTTTAACAACTTCATTTATAGAATCCAGTATAGATTCCATCGTGTCAGGATGTGTTCCCAAATCACTGACGCTTATACTGTACAAGGGTTTTTCTAATAATTCACATGTTGCTTCAGATGATAGTGTTTTGCCAACACCTGGAGGTCCGTACAGTAAGAAGATAAGACCTTTGCCTTTAGTTTCAATGAAATCGTTGAATTCATCTTTATAATTTTTAATAAGTCCTAATATAATACCTTTTTTGTTTTTTTCTAAAACCAACTGCTCGAATGCATTTTTGTTGTATTCAACAGGCGCCAAATTCTTAACATGTGTAATACCCCATAATTTATTTGTTCCCAAGTTGTAAGTAGAAATAAACGGATACATAATTAATTTGTCATTTTCTGTAAGATTTTCTTCATCAATAGGTTCAACATTTCCAAAATTGTAAGGAATATCATAACCGTGTATTTCACCACCTTCATGATCAACCATAACCCTCTCATCTCTAAAAACTGATGCAATTTCATGTCTTTTAAGAACATATTGTTTACCCTTCAAATTCATATGAGATATTTTACTAAGTAAATCTAATACTTTTTGTCCATTTTGTTTATATTGTGTTTTCTCATCTTCATTTAGGGAATCGTACGCTTTAATTTCAAATGATTTAATCTCTTTTGTTCCCTTAAATTTTCTAATAGCGAATGGAAAAGGTGAAAGACGTAATTTTTTTTCTTTTGCTGTTATAATACGTCCATTCATTGTAAAGAATTCGGCACCGTCATTTGTTTCGTAATAGAATGATGATTGTTTGAAACATATATCTTCATCGTTATTTTTTACAATATAAATTCTGTCTGGGATATCAAAATGATACCACAACGAATCAAAATCAATCATTTTATTTGCAATCATTTTATCCATCTTACTAATAGAGTCAACAAATAATTCTTCAACAAATTTTAATACTCGTTGCAATATTTCGTCATTTTCTGCCTTATTTGAATCATTCGAATTGTCAGAATTGTCAGAATTGTCAGAATTGTCAGAATTGTCAGAATTGTTCGAATTGTTCGAATTATCAGAAGTAGTTGGTTTGTCAGCATCTTTTTTGTATTTACGCAAATTATTAATACAATAAAGAAGATTCATAAGAGTTATGTATGGTTCTGATTCATATAATGATGAAACATCGCATGATTTTTGCATTAATTCAGTAACAATGTCATCAAAAAAGTTTATTATAACCATTTTTTTTTGTCTTTTGTTTTTGTTATTGGAGTTGTTCGGGTAATTTCCATTTGAATTATTTGAATTATTTGAATTATTTGAATTGCTTGAACTATTTAAGTTATTTGAATTGTTTGTATTCATGCCATTTGCGATCGATGATAAAATACTCACTATGACATTCCCTGGAACATTATCACTATGGACAATAAAGTCTTGATCTTTAATTTCTATTTTACTAATGTTTTCAACTTCATCATCAAAATATGACTCCATTGAATCATCGAGTTCGTCTTCTTTAACTATTTTGTAATAGAAATAGTATTTTTGTTTGAGTTTAGCGTATTCGTCATCTTCGTCATCGCTTTCAATGTGGGGAATTTTTTTTGAATTATTAGTCTTATCATTTGAGTCATCATCAACCCAATTTTCTTCATTCTCATCATCGACTGTTTCGGATAAATTTTGTGTTTTATCGAGTTCTAAATTTATTTCGTCAAGTGCTTCAGTTGGTGTTGGACGAAGGGCATATTTTTCTAACAATAATATTAATCGTTCTTCAAATTTCTTATCGATTTTCATTATTATGTTTTAATGTATTAATATATAATATATACGGCGCTTGAGTATATTAATATATAATTATTGAGATATAAGCCCAATATTTTATAAAATCAACATTTTTTAAACTTAAAAATATGTATAAAAACAAGATATAAATAAAATTAAATATAAATTATCATTTCTTTTTGCAGATTATCAACAATACTATCAACTTCATCTTGATTCATCGGATCAAATAGTTCATTCATTATTTTTTCTGCTAATTTTTTATTTTCTTCAATTTTCCCTCCTAATTCTTTGACAGTTTTACGAATTTTTTTATCAAGAATTTTATTATTATTATCTATCTCAGTACATTTTGTGATTATTTGTTTTTGTATTTCGATGGATGGAATATATACATTAATATTTTCTATAATATTCTCTATTTTTATTTTTGTCATTGTATTATTTTTAATTTTATTTAATACATTTTCATTGTTAAATTTCATGTAATAATATAAATATTCTTCTGATATGATCTCCGTTTTGATATCCGTCAAATAATAAAAAAGTGACGAAATCCACATTTTTTTATCAAGTTTATGCACATACCCTTTATATATTCCAAAAGTATTAATTATTATTGTGTTTTCTATTGCATTATAGTTATCACAATATTCTTTTATTGCTGGATTTGAATAAAAAATTCTATATTTCCCTTTTATATTCCTTTTCTGAGGTCCTCCTATATTAATTGTGCATAATTCATTTAAATTTTTATTCATTGTTTAATAGTAATTTTATGATTAATAATGTTAATCATCATTGAATACAGAATTTTGTAAAATCAAATTTTATGACAAATAATAAATAATAATAAAAATTCAAATATAAAAAAATTCAGATACCAAATCAAATTCCTTGGTTGTTTTCCAACTAACAAACATCCCCTGCGACATCAAATCGTAAATTTCTTTCTTCGCCGTTCTGAACATATTCTTGTCATAAAATCCTTTTGTGTGAAGATTAATCAATTCGAACCTTGATGGTCCCGTTACGTTGATTTCCATCGATGACCCAGGATAAACGTATCTATCGAGGATACGTTTGACTTCATCTTTTAGAATGTTCAGAGGATGGTCCATTTTCTCAAGAATCGAAACTTCCATGAAAAAACAAATATTTTCATGTCCGTGACACTTGATGCAGAAATTAATGAACGCTGTGATACAATCGTTATCCGAAAGGATGTTTCTCAAAGTTCCAAATTTGTCCGCAGGTATATCTTCCCACGATTTAAAAATGTTCGATTCTGATTTGGCGATGTTTTTGTGCAAAAGTTTGGAGGTTTTCTTGAAATGAAACAAGTTCCCAAATATACTTTTCCCTTTTTTGTGTTTTTTTTCCTTCTGTACCGATTCCATAATGCATGAATCAGACATCGAAATATTGGTTTTGGTCAATTTGTTCACACCCGTCACCTCGATGTATTTTCCGAACAAATCGCTCAAATACGATTTTTTTTCGATGGAGTAAGAAGAATCCATTTTAGCGGTTTTATTCTTTTCGCTTAAATCAATTGTGTAGAAATTACACTGTTGGTCTATAGGGTTTATATTGGAATCTTCTTAAACTAAGATAATCAACTTTTTGTATATGAAAATAAATAATTATTATAATTTGAATTATAATAGCTACTTCATAAATATCATAAGCTTCAACTATGAATCGAACACAGATTTCGAGGGTCAGAACCTCGTGTCTTAACCATTAGACGATTAAAGCAATTTTTATGGGATCAGTGCGAATCGAACGCACGCTAAGGGGTTTGGAGTCCCTCGTTCTACCTTTAAACTATGATCCCTATCCATTCCTGGATTAATAATTATGTGCTCATATCAAGAATCGAACTTGAGATTTTGCCGTGTAAAAGCAACGTTATACCATTTAACTATACAAGCTATTTTTATGGAAACATCATGATTTGAACATGAATCTACAGATTGAAGGTCTGGCGTTTTTTACATTAAGACTATGTTTCCTGTTTATATTTTTATATTTTTTTTATGTACCCGCACCAAGAATTGAACTTGGGATTTCACCTTATCAGAGTGATGTAATAAACCATTTTACTATACGGGCTTTTACCAATAAACCAATTCAATATACAATCTCCATCGCATAAATCAATATATTTCTATAACTGATTCGCTAACTAATCTAAATACATCAATATCAATCAATTGGCAATAGGCTACTGAAGGGATTTGAACCCTTATAAACTAAGTTAAGAGCTTAGGACTTTACCATTAAGATACAGTAGCTGTTTTATTTTTAAGTCTCGCTGATGGGAATTAAACCCATATATACCGCTCTTTAATTAATACCTGTCGGTGCATTATCATTATGCTACAGCAAGGTGGTTATTTAGTAGTCTCACCAGGAATCGGACCAGGACCTCTACGTTCCGAACGTAGTATTCTTCCATTAAACTATGAGACCGAACTTATATAAATTATATAAGTCATTATACTCACACAGAGAATCGAACTCTGAATTTCGCCGTGTCGTGGCGACGTCATACCTTTTGACGATGCGAGCAATTTATTATTAGCGCCACTGATGGGACTCGAACCCACAACCATCAATTTAAAAGACTGGTGCTCTAACCATTGAGCTACAGAGGCTGTTCACAACATTATATTATCCTAATAGGATAATACAAATGTATATTAGTAATAAGTCTTTAAGTAATTTATACAATAATATGAATTAATTATGGGTGGAATCAATAACATTATCATTTTTAAATTTAATAATCCATTTTTTAACTGAACTACCACATACACCATATTTCTTACCGATCCATGATAAAGGTAATTTGTTTACTTCAATATCAATTTTCAATTGTTCTTTCGTTGGTCTTGTACCTATATATTTACCATTTTCTATTAGTTTTTCATACGATGATGACCTATCACATTGTTTACATATTCCAGTCTCAAATGACTTAAATGATCCACAAAAACATTTATCTCTATATATTTGTTTATCCGTTCTACTTTTTATAGTATTAGACACAGATTTTTCTCCTTCAATTGAATCCACTGTATTTTTAATAATTAATTTATTAACATCAAATGTATCAAATGGAATTTCATTTTTTTCAATGTTATTCACAGTATTCAGTAAATTATATTGTTTATCAAGCTTGTATTTATCTAATTCGAATTGTAGTTGTTTTTCAATTCTAAATTTTTCTATCTCCATAAAATTGTATTCATTTTGTTGCAAACTATTCGTGTGCATATTATTTTCAAGAGTTATTATTTTTTCCATTTTTCTAATATATTTCATTATTAATGCAATAAGTAAAGTTATACTAAAATTTTTCTCATCAGGATTTATGCGAATAAATTCACATGATAATTTATTTTCTATATAATTTTGTCTAATATTTTCATCGTCTTTATTTCTATCATTATGTCCATTTTCATCTATTTCGACAGCCAATTTATACAAAGGCACATATAAATCTATTTTATAATTATCCACAAAATATTGCGTTTCGTATTTTATTTCCATTTCATTGAAAAACAAACTTAATTCATCTATTATCTCTATTTCTTTTCGTTTATATCTATATAATGTATTTATTCCAAATTGTTCAGCAATTTTATCTACATTTGGTAATTTTGTATTCAATAATAACGTTGTCAATCCTTCTTTATTTATGAAAGTAGTATGAGCATATGCTTTATTAAATTCATTAATCTCGACAACTTTTTGTTTTTTGGGTTTTATTTTTCTGTATTTTGTTTTGTTTTCAGATTTAACATTTTTTTTAATTGCTCTACATATATCTTTGTAACCTAATACATTGCCTAAATCTATGCTACTAAACCAAATTTCATCATTACATTTAATAGTTTGAATGGATCCTTTATTTTTTCCAGATAAATCAATAAAATTTACGGTTGATAACATTTGTATATTAATATATTTATTACAACTATTGTTTATATGAATTTATTTTGCTAATTTAAATAAATAAAAATATAATAGAAAATATGAATTTTCTATTATAATAAAACTAGTCTTATTCAGGATCGAACTGAAATCTCTATGTCCCTAACATAGTATTCTCCCATTGAACTATAAGACCCTTTTCCGATTATCTTGTAATCAGTATACCATGTCTCAGTTGGTACAAACTATATATTGTTTTATATCTTTAAGTCCCTTTAGTGATTGTGTTTATGTTATTGTGGTTGGAAATTCACTTAGGTAGTAAGCTTCTGATCTTTTTTATTCATTCGTTTTATCCATTTTCTTACTGCATTGTCACTGACCCCATACCGCTTACCAATCCAAATAGTTGGGAGCTGTTCGGTATCTTTCTTTAGTTGTTCGTCAGATGGTCTCGTATTAACGTGCCTACCACCCTCCATAAGACTTTCATATAATACTAATCGTTCGCATTGTTTGCATTTATCAGAAACGATTGATTTAAATGACCCACATGGGCACTTAGTTACTTTGGTACCTGTATTGGGAACTATTTTAACATTGATTGATAAATCATTATTTGTGCTTCCTTCGTTTTTATTAATATTGACGGTATCTTTAACTGAAATCTCAATATTGGATATCGATTTATCTTCATCAGAAGATTTTTCACTTTGAGATAATTTAGTATTAATGTTACTTGCTACACGTTCATTGATTTGTTCAATTTCGTTAATTATTCCTATATTATTTGTTTTATTTGTTGGAATTGGTTTATTATATCCTTTATCGATTTTGTATTTTTCCAGTTCGTATTCATATTGTTTGTCTATTTTATGTTTTTCTATTACGATTTCTTTTTCCGTTTGTTTGTCGATTTTATATTTTTGTAAATCCGTGTCTATTATTTCAATGTCTTTCTGTTCAGATGATTCAGCACTTTCGTCATTTTCTGATTCTTGTTTAACATATTTATCAAATATAGATAACATATATTCTATAGTACATATTTCGTTTGTTTTGAATAATTCAGTTTGTGTTCCTTTTTTAATAGAAATATCAAGAAATTTTATTTGATTTTTTATTTTATCTTCTACGTTTTTACATTTATTTATGTTCGGTAGTTTATATACATTCACAACATTTTTATATTGGAATTCTTTTTTATGTGCTGCTAACCTTTTAACAATATCTCCTGTTATTCCGAATTTGTATTCGTTGTCTCCTAAATCTATGAGATAAACACAATTATCATTCATGAATACATTTATGTCTGACATCAATTTTGGTATAGGTTTTGCATTTTCTTTAATGTCATATTTTCCTGTTTTACGAATTGATGGTAAGACATCAGAAGTAACCCATTCTTGAAACTCTTCGGCGTACGGCAATTTTGATCTCATAATTAATGAATAAAGTCCGGGTTCGTTTATGAATATGGTTTGATTATCCACTTTTACCAAGGGGTCGCGATTTGCGACCCCATTATTTTTGCTCAAATTTTCGTATGTAATTTTACTTTTAATTTTTACATGTTTTATAATTGCATCCTTGGTATTTTTGTAACCCAATGCTCTTGCAACGTCTACACCTTTAAACCAAATTTGGTCACCTTCTTCGCCTTTGATAACTTCAATCGATTCACTAATTTTGTTTGTTGAATCTTTGAAATTAAACATTGATAACATTTTGTATGATAATACATTTATATATTTATTGATTGTTTATATGTATTTATAATTTTTATATATGTCTTATGTGAATAATCTAAACGTAAAATTAATAATATTAATAATTGTTATCATTAAACGACAACGATTAAATGAAGCCTCTACCGGGAATCGAACCCGGAAATCCAGCTTAGAAGGCTGGTGTTATATCCATTTAACTATAGAGGCTGTTTTAATTTATTACGTCCGTGTAGGGAATCAAACCCTGATCTAAAACTTAGGAGGTTTTTGTTCTTTCATTAAACTACACAGACTTTGTTATTTGTTTAAAATATTTATTAAAAGAAATATCCATACAGAGAATCAAACCCTGCCCAAAGGCTTCGAAGGCCTCCGTTCTTTCATTAAACTACATGGACGTATTTATAAATTTTATGTCCGTACTGGGAGTCAAACCCAGATCTAAGGTTTCGTAGACCTTTATTCTTTCATTAAACTATACAGACTGTTGTTTTTATGTTGATAATTTTATGTTAATACTATTACATATTAACACAAACTATATATAGTATCATGTCTTTAAGTCATTATATTATATTTTAATATATAAACGGGTGGAAAAATCAATATTTATTGATTATTTGGTTTTAGATTTTGTTTATCTTTCTCAAATTTTTTAATCCATTTTTTAATACATGTATCAGAAACATTATATTTTTTACCAATCCATGTTAACGGCAACTCTTTAATATCCTTCTTGAGTTGTTCATAATCTGGTTTAATTCCATGGTATTCTCCATTTCCAACAAGTTTTTTGTATATAATTAACTGTTCACATTGTTTGCAAATTGTCGAATTGTATGAATTGAATTTACCACATGAACACCTTTTTGAGTTAAAGTTTACATTCGTTGTTTTTTTATACTTAAACAAATCATTCTTAGTCTTTCCTTCATTTTTATTAATATTAATAAAATCTTCAACTAAAATCTCATCATCATTAACTATTAAGATGTCTTTTGTATTTTTAAAATATTCATCGGTTATAGATTTATTACTATCAACCGCATTCACTATTTCATCGGCAGATTTTTTTACAAAATCGATATGTTTTACAATTTTTGCAACTAATTGAAAAATATTAAAATTTTTGTCGTCTGGATTGACTCTAATAAATTTACAATTTAATTTATTTTTGATATAATTTTCTCTTATAGTTTCATCAACTTCATTTCTATCGTTATGATTGAATTCATCAATTTCTATTGCAAGCTTACAAAAAGGTATATACATATCTATTTTGTAGTTATCGACATAATACTGCGTTTTATATTCATACTCCATTTCGTCAAAAAAAATACCAAGTTCATCAATTATTTCTATTTCTTTGCGTTTGTATCTATATAAAGTTGTAATATCAAACTGTTCTGCTATTTTATCTACGTTCGGACGCTCTGAGTTCATTAACAAGGTTGTTAACCCTTCTTTATTAATGAACAATGCATTATGAGCAATTGACGTATTAATTTTTGTTGTTTCATTAATTTGTTTCATTTTATTTTTAATTTCTCCATAAAATATTTTATTTTTGTGTTCGACATGTCTTTGTATTGGATCGAAATGATTTTGATATCCTAACAATTCAGCTAGGCAAGTACCCTTATACCAAATTTCATTTTCATGTTTAAAAATTATTATAGGTACATCATTTTTTTCTGTAGATTTTTTTAATTTAATTATTGATAACATATTTTTATTAAATTATATAGTACAAATATTGTTTAAGTCATATTTTTTACAAAATAAATAATCATATTATGATTATTTATTTAAAATAGCCTCACCCAGAATTGAACTGAGATCCCTACGTTCCAAACGTAGTATTCTTCCATTTAACTATAAGGCCGAATTATTGTTTTAGAGCCCTCACTTGGACTTGAACCAAGAACCATCCGCTTTGCAGGCGTATGCTCTTCCATTGAGCTATAAGGGCTGAGATTTAACTTTGACACTAGTGACCAGGTGCCTATGTTAACTCACTCATCATCTCATAAGTACGATACCACATTCGATGAGTAACTTAATATCGTAATACTATCTTATTCCGGATTCAGATAGTACAAATCATATATGATGATATATCTTTAAGTGACTTTATAGCTTGGTGAATTAAATAACTGAGTGGAAAATTTGATAAAATTTATGATTTTAATATGCACGTCGACAAGATACTTAAATCAATAATATTACAGTATAATAAATGGTTTTAATACTTACAGTTCACGGATTAAATGGTTCCTCATTGACTCACATACCAATGAAAAAATATCTTGAATATTATATTAAATGCAATGAAAGGTTAGTAATCGACAGCGTTAATTATAAATCAAAAAGTATCTCATTTGATGATGCCACAAATATTGTAAAGTCCTATCTCGATAACTTTTCATGGAATTCTGATAACGAATTTGCCATTTTAATTGGTCATTCTCTTGGTGGTATTATTGTCACACATATTGATCATAAAAGAATTAAGGGAGTTATCACTATATCATCACCTCACGCAGATTGTGCATTTGCTAAATATATAAAAGAAAATGTGCCGAGTGGTTTGTCTGATGTTATCTTCGGCCAAATGTATGATGTTTTAACGAATCCTCCAAAAATGACATCAGTACCCAAAATCATTTGCATCACTGGGTCAATACTTCCGAATGTGAAGTTCGATGGTCAAGTTTATACTAACGAAATGGTTCACTCACAAGCATATAAAATATTACATTTGGATTATGTCGAACACGGTACTCAATTAATTAGTATTAGATTGTTTAGGCTTGTATACGATGCAGTTGTTGAATTGATTAATACTGCTTAATTTTATTTATTAAATTGGTTTGTTTTTCTCAAACCTTTTAACCCATTTTCTAATATTGTTATCTGAACAACCGTATTTTTTACCGATCCATATATATGGGATTTTTTCATCAATATCTTTCTTTAATTGTTCAGCTGTTGGTCTTGTTGAAACATATTTTGGATATTCAATAAGTTTTTCGTAGACTGCTATGCGATCGCATTGTTTACAAGTATTCGAATTAATAGATTTGAATGACCCACATGAACATTTTATTATTTTTGATTTTGTAACTTTAGCCAAATCTTTTTTAATGCCTCCTTTGTTTGTATTAACATTATTTGAATCATTCAGTGAAATATCACCAGTTATTTCTGTTGGTTTCTCTCCTGTATCACCAGAAGTTTCAGGAACAGATTTGTTAATGTTAATTATACTCGCTACATTGTTATCGATTTGTTTAGTTGCATTGGTGATGATTTCTTCCTCTATATTATTAATTATACTCGTTTGGTTATATCGTTTATCTAATTTATATTTTTCTAATTCGAAATCTAATTGTTTTTCGATTTTAAATTTTTCTAACTCAAGTTTTGATTGTACATCTAATTTATATTTTTCTAATTCAAATGATTCGCAAACAGTTGATTCATTTTGTATTATTTCATTAATGTATTTTTCAAAATATGTAAGTACATAAATTATATCGTGCTCGTATGTTGTTTTAAATATTTCAGTTTGTGTATCTTTCTTTATTAAAATATTTATATGCTTAAAGTGTAGTTTTAATTTTGATTCAACAGATTTACACAATGAATAATTATTTAATGTATATAATCTAATTATTTCCTTATACTGGAGTTCTTTTTTGTGCGTATTAAATCTTTCCACGATATTATCTGATATACCAAACTTATATTCATTATTGTCATTGATACGTAATATGTATAGACAACTTTTGTTAACATAATCGTTCAAATCGTAATCCATTTTTGTTAATTTGGGATCATTTTTAATGTTATAGGACCCTGTTTTTCGAATAGATGGAAGGATTGTACCATTTACCCATTTTTTAAATTCCTTTGCATGCGGCAATTTAGATGATGATATTAATGAATACATACCTGATTCATTTATGTATATCGTATTGTCTGGATTTGCACTCCTACTTATTTCAGGTAGGGCAAAATTATGTTGTATTTTCTTAAATAAAATTTCTTTAGTTATTTTGTCTTCTATTTCGACATGCGCTTGAATAGCATTCGCTGTTGTTTTGTAACCTAATGCCCTTGCAACATCTGCACCTTTAAACCAAATTTGGTCACCTTCGCCTTTGATAATTTCGATTGATTCATCAATTGCATTTTTTGAATCTTTGAAGTTAAACATTGATAACATTTTGTATGATAATAATATATAATTACATTATGTTTTTATATATGTTTTTTATATGTTTATGAGTTATTTTCAATACATGAATATAATTGTTTAATTGTAAACATGTATTGAAAAATCATTAAGTTCAAATAAATAAATTATTAATTAAATCATAAAATATATGATTTAATAGAGCTTTGACCGCATAATAAATATTTTAATTAAGTTAATTATTGTAATTATTATTATTAAATAAATAAATTTGATATCGATATTGGGACTTGAACCCAAATCTGCTGCTTGAAAGACAGCTGTCCTAACCTTTAGACTATATCGATTGTTTTGAATACCACGTACGAGAGTTGAACTCGTCTAAACGGGTTTTAAGTCCGGTGCCTAATCCGATCGGCCAACATGGTTGTTTTCAAAGTCAATTTGTAAAAATCGTTGTGTATTCATTTTTGATAAACGATTTTTGACAGACTTTGATGTTTTGTTTTTTTATAATGCTCCTACACAGAATCGAACTGTGCTTTCCGCTTTATAAGGGCAGTGTCCTAACCGATAGACGATAGGAGCTGAAATTATAAGTCAATTGATAATTATCGTCGTTTTCCTTCCATATTTGATTTGATAAACGATAATTTACAGACTTATAATCTTTCCCTTTTATGTTTTTATTTTGTTAAAAGCCTCTACCGGGAATCGAACCCGGAAATTCAGCTTAGAAGGCTGATGTTATATCCATTTAACTATAGAGGCTGGTTTGTTGTTGTTTGAGTGCCACGTAAGAGAGTTGAACTCTTCTAAACGGGTTTTGAGTCCGGTGCCTAATCCGATCGGCCAACATGGCTGGTGCTCCCACACAGAATTGAACTGTGCTTTCCGCTTTATAAGGGCAGTGTCCTAACCGATAGACGATGGGAGCTTTTTTGAAAGTCAATTGTTTGAAACATGGTTTGATAATCTCGGGTGGGATTGAACCACCGTCTCGGGTAATTAACGGTCCCGGATAATGACCTACTATACTACAAGATTGATAATTGTTTCATTCAGACTTTTAAAAGGGTTATTGAACGTCACTAGCTGGATTCGAACCAGCGATCCCAAGCTTAACAGGCTTGTGCCTTAACCATTAGGCCATAGTGACTGCCTCCACTCAGAATTGAACTGAGATTCCCGCTTTACGAGAGCGGTGTCCTTGCCGTTAGACTATAGAGGCTGTGTTTAAGTCAAATAGTGGATTTCGTGGTTTTAGTTTTAATTATTAGCATTAAGATAAACGATTTCCTGACAGACTTAAGGTTAGATTATTAGGTTGATTGACCTAATGATCTGATTCGTTATATATATTATTATCGGTCTTCAAAATGTTAATAATTCAACTTTTTGTAAAAACATAAATAATAAAATATTGTTTTACAAAAAATACAAACGTATTTGTAGACTAATTTGTAGTATATATAACTTACAAAATATATATTGTTATTTGTCTTTAAGTGATTTATATGTATTTTTACATAATTGGGTGATAAAACTCATATAAACATATAATGTTATATATATTTATTATCATACAAAATGTTATCAATCCACAACTTCAAAGATTCACAAAATACAATTAATGAATCGATTGAAATTTATCAAAAAGGCGACGAAATTTGGTTCAAGGGTGTCGACGCAGCGCGAACTTTAGGTTACAAAAATACTGTAAACGCAATACAAAGGCATGTTGAACCAGAAGATAAATTAACAAAAGAATTATTGTTCAAAGAATTCGAACTGGATTTCAAACCTCCTGAAACGGGAGGTTTAAAAAATTCCAATGTGACACAATACATTAATGAATCAGGATTATATTCTCTCATTATGTCTTCCCATTTACCACACGCAAAGGAGTTCAAAAGATGGGTTACCGGTTTTGTATTGCCATCTATTAGAAAAACAGGTAAATACGACGTCAAAAATGATCTGAATGTTATACCAAAACTAACGCAAGATGTCAATGACTTTATAAATAAAAGTTGTGTATATATCATATCTTTAGGAAATAACGAGTATAAGTTTGGTATTACTGCTGATGTTACAACTCGCCTCGCTGCTCACAAAAATGAATTACAATTTAAACATATAGTAAAACTATACGATCTACCCAATACTGATGAAAGTAAACGTGTAGAGGATAAAGTCAAATTTCAGTTAAAACATATGGGGATTCTCATCAAGAAGGGTACGAAAACAGAAATATTCAAAACAAACACAATGTATACGATTGATGAAATTATTGCATTATTTGATAAATATGTAAATGAAGTGCTAGAAAATGAAGAAAATTTAATTGACATTCTTGAAATAGAAAAATACAAATTAGATAAACAAACAGAACTCGAAAAATATAGACTCGATATTGAATTAGAAAAATATAAATTCGATTTACAGTTCAATAAAAATAACATCAGTCAAATCATTGAACAAATCGATATCATCGATACTAATCCAATTATTAATAAAATTAATGATTCGATAATTAATAATCTTGAACATGAACTGAATGTTGATACATCAAATGACGAAGTTGATATAGTCAAAGATGTCGAAACAGAACCTAAAACAAAATCTAAATCCACATCAACCAAAGGTAAAAATATATGCAAAAAATGTGGATATTTTACTTCAACAATCGATTCTTGTAAAACATGTGATAAATTTGACAGATATGCTAAAGCATCAGTTTATGACCCAACTCAAGGGCGTCCAACTGATGAACAGTTATTAAACGACCTCAAAACGATGCCTTACAGTTGGCTTGCAAAAAAATATGGTGTATCGCCTACAGCAGTTAAAAAATGGGTTAAGAAAATTAAAAAACAAGATTCTGTAACTAATGTTATTAAAATAGACGACGAACTTGTTGCTCAAGATATTGATAAACACGTCGATGAGATCGTTGAAGAAGTCGAAGAAGTCAAAGAAATCAAACAAATTGACAATATAATTGTAAATAAAATAAACAAAAATAATACAAATAAACCTAAATGTGTGAACTGTGGATATTTTTGTTCCATCAGTTCCGAATGTAAAAGATGTGCTAAAGCATACGCATTTAAACAAAACTTCCAATGTATATCAGAAAGGCCAACATATGAACAATTGAAGGAGGACGTTAAGAATATGCCGTTTGTGTGGATCGGAAAGAAGTATAACGTTAGCGATAATTGTGTCAGAAAATGGCTTAAGAAACATGAAGCTAGTATTAAATCAGAGCATGTCGATCAATAAATTGAATTAAAAAACATATGAATAAGTGTTTATTTATATATTTTTTATTTGTTTAATAAAGAAAATTTAAATTATATGCCTCTGATGTGAATCGAACACACATCTTTCCCTTTTCAGGGGAACGCTCTAATCCATTGAGCTACAAAGGCTGGTTTTGTTTAGTACCACGTACGAGAGTTGAACTCGTCTAAACGGGTTTTAAGTCCGGTGCCTAATCCGATCGGCCAACATGGTTATTATTTGAGTCAATTGTTTAAAACAGGTTTTATACCTGGTAGAATCGAACTACCATTTCAAGCTTGATGCTTGAGAATTACCATTATTCAAAGATAACTGTTTTAATGCAGACTCAAATAATATTTTGATGCTCCTACACAGAATTGAACTGTGCTTTCCGCTTTATAAGGGCAGTGTCCTAACCGATAGACGATAGGAGCGTGATAAATCCTCAAAGTCAATTTGTAATTATCGTATTTATATTCTACCTTGATAAACGATAATCGACAGACTTTGATTATTTATTTAATTACGTCGGTAAAAGGATTCGAACCTCCGACCCTGAAGGGCGCAGTTTAGCAAACTGTTGCAATAACCACTATGCGATACCGACTGTTTTATTGTTTTATTGTTTTAATTAAATGCCACGTACGAGAGTTGAACTCGTCTAAACGGGTTTTAAGTCCGGTGCCTAATCCGATCGGCCAACATGGCTGTTTTATGCTCCCACACAGAATTGAACTGTGCTTTCCGCTTTATAAGGGCAGTGTCCTAACCGATAGACGATGAGAGCTTGTGATGAAACTATAAGTCAATTTGTGGTTATCGTTGTTGATTTAACAAGCGCTAAATTCTTCCTATTAAGATGATAAACGATTTCCGACAGACTTATTGGATAAGATTATTAGACCAATTGATCTAATAATCTGATTCATTTTATATATAATCATGGGTATTCAAGCTGTTTATTTTTCAATTTTTATAACATCTCGTATTTCATTCCATGATATACATATATGTATTAGATAATAATCTTTAAGTAATTTTATAAATAAAAGCTATTTATAATTTTATATCTTTTTTCAAGAGCTCATCTAATTTTCTTTCTATCCTCCCCAGTGCATCAATAATTGCGGCCGTATTATTATCAATTGTAACATGAGTCGTACTCTCTTTTCCAGTTGTAGCATTTTTCTCTGTTATAGGGTATGTATTAAACGAATTGATATTAGCTGTATGAGCATGTTTTATTTTGTTTGACTCGACCATGTTTTCTAATGTTATCTTATGCGGATTAATGAGTCTGCTTGATGTTCCTCTTGATTGTCTAGGAACAAAATCATCATCGGCGTCAAATAATGTATCTATATCAATTCTTGATCGTGTTTTATTGCTAGAATTCGGATTAGTATTAATATTTGAATATGTATCATAATTTTTGTTGTGATTAACGCCTATATTAATATTTGTATCCGACATATAATTATCTTGAGTCGGCTTTGGTGGAATCAGTACAGTTGGTTTTGTAATAAAGTCTCTTCTTCTTCTTGATGAAGATGTTACAGGTACAGGTACAGGTACAGGTAATGGGAAATTATTGTGATTAATTTGTTTATAACTCATTATATTATATTAAAATAAACAAAATATTTTGAAATAAACAAATTTAATTTAAATGATTTAATACTCATATACATAAAAGTAAATAACATTAGATAAACATTATCATACAAAAATGTTATCAGTTTTCAAATTCAACGATATAGAAAACAAAATCAACGAAGAAATAGAAGTTATCAAACACGAAGAAGAAATTTGGTTTAAGGGTATCACTATTGCAACGATACTAGGCTATACGAAAACTACAAATGCGATACAAAGGCATGTGGAAAACGAAGATAAAATTTCAAAGGAACAACTATTTAAGAAATTTGAACCAACTTTCAAACCCCCCGAAACAGGGGGTTTAAAAAATTCCGATGCAACATTGTATATCAATGAATCAGGATTGTATTCATTAATTATCGGATCAAAGTTAACACAAGCAAAAGAATTCAAAAAATGGATAACTGGAACAGTTTTACCATCCATAAGAAAAACAGGTAAATACGATGTGAAAGAAGATGCTAATAAAAATAAAATACCAAAAATTATGTACGATTTAAATGATTATATAAACAAAAGTTGTATCTACATTTTACGCGTTAGCAATGATGAGTACAAGTTTGGTATAACGGATAATATAGAAAAACGTATGTCTGATCATAAACGATGTATACAATACGAAGAAATAGTTAAAATATATGTCGTTAATAATACAAAAATATCCAGAAATGTAGAAGATAAGATCAAAAAAATGTTGAGACAATTTAATATAGCGATAAAACGTGGGAATATGACTGAATTTTTTAAAACGACAGATATATATACTATCGACTATATTACATCGTTTTTTGATAAATATATAAATGACGAAATAGATGACAATTCAACTAATGAATTTAATTTTCAAAAATACAAATTCGATAAACAGCTCGAGTTCGAAAAGTATAAATTCGATAAGCAAATCGAAATTGATAAATTAAAATTATCTCTTGAACATAAACATAAATATAATCTCATAAATATTGATAATAGTATAATACATCAAATGGATAACGAAAATAATACACAACCTAATCAGATTAGTGTACACATTAATGAACAAAATAATGAACAAAGTAAGGACCAAAGTGATGAAAAAAATAAAGAAAAACTCAGTCATGTCGACAAAGATTACAATAAGTCTACAATAAAATTAAATAAAAAAGGAAAACCATCAAAATATCCGGACAGAGATATTGGACCAAGAAACAAATGTACAACTTGTGGGTATTTTTGCTCTTCTGATGGCAACTGTAAAATGTGTTCAAAATTCGAAAAATACAAGGATGTAAAATTCACAGCAGAAAAACCATCGTATGAACAGCTGAAGATTGATATTGAGACGATGCCTTATACAATAATTGGTAAGAAATATGGTGTTTCCGACAATAGTATCCGAAAATGGCTTAGAAAATATGAAAAACATATCGAGATCAAATAGAATATCAAATGGTATACCGTTTGTATTAAAAAATATATGAATAAGTATTTATTGATATATTTTTTGAAATCAAATAAAGAAAATGTTAATGCCACGTACGAGAGTTGAACTCGTCTAAACGGGTTCTAAGTCCGTTACCTAAACCACTAGGCTAATTCAGCTTATTTAAATTTAAATTGTATACCGAATATGAGATTTGAACTCATCTAAACGGGTTCTTAGTCCGTTACCTAAACCACTAGGCTAATTCGGCGATTTATTGTTTTATTTGATGGATTGGGAGCGATTCGAACGCCCAGCTTCTTGATTGCAAATCAAGCACTCTACCATTGGAGTTACCAACCCTAATCGATTAAATAATAATCAATTGCTTGTATATCTACGACCCCACAGGGAAATCGAACCCTGATTTCCTGGTTGACAACCAGATGTAATGACCTTTATACCATGGAGCCTTTTATTTTTTATGCCTTCGATGAGAATCGGACTCATATTTTTCCCTTTTCAGGGGAATGCTCTTATCCATTGAGCTACAAAGGCTTATACTTTCGATGAGGATCGAACTCACATCTCCAATTTCAAAGACTGGTGCTCTTATCCATTGAGCTACGAAAGCGTTTATATCTATACCCTTGATGAGAATTGAACTCACACCTCCAATTTCAAAGACTGGTGCTCTCAACCATTGAGCTACAAGGGCTTATCAATAGATTAATTACTATTGATAATTAATATGATGTGACAATCTTTAAGTAATTTAACTTATATTTACAATTGAGAATATGGGTAGGGATTTGATATAATAACCCTTTTAATTGAATCTTCAGATTCGTTCTTAGTAAGTGTAATTATCGTGTTTCTTGTTGCATCACAAGTATTGTACTAAATGGCACATAATCAAGATATGACATACCAGTTATACCAGTATTTTTAATAACATAGTGAGTCATTGTATTATAGAAATGAACGACTGGAAATATCATAATAACTGGTACAGCTAATAATAATATATAATAAAATGCTTTGCTTGTTATATCGATATCTAACAAATTTATTCTATACATGCCGTACAATATCAACAATACTAATAATACGTCTGCTGAGTTAAGATACATGTTATATTCATTGTTTTGATTCATTTCAGATTTTGTCTTAATATTCTGATCAAAAACATACAATTTATAAACAAAAATGTAATATATGACAACATATATTATAATACAAATTATTATCAGACTTGTTATATCTGCCTTGACGAATAACACTTCTTCATTATTAACTTGTGGATCATATTCATACATTCTTGTAGAATTATTCGAGAGATTTTTCATATGGTGAAATATATCTATAATGTGACAAAATATTAAATTAAAAACAATGCAAATTAAATTTCTTTTAAAATTTGAATTTATGATATTATGATATTATGATAATATTTTATTATTACATTACAGTTATATTCGACATATTAATAACATATAACCATTATCATTTCATGGCTTTTCACGAAGTATTCAGAAGTATTTCGTGTGCGTTTATAACATTATTTGCTCTATATAATGTTATAACAATTAATGATCACAATTATGATTTAAAATACAAAAATTTTCGTATTGAAATGTTAATACGAATAATGTTAATGTATACTATGATAGATCTAATATACATGAAGACAACTCAAAATAAAAGGATCGAACTCAGATTTCACCATTATTTTGTTATTGTCATTAGTCTAATTTCTCTTTTAACCGGCATGTTGTGTATACATTTAAATATTGCTTATATCGCAGAAGCTGTTTCAATATTTAATTTTTCACGCTATGTATACCAATTTGACGAAACAGTAGATTTATTCCATTCGATATATAAAATCACTATATTACTCCTCGTAAGATACCCATTGTGGTATTTCCTTTTTGGTCTCGATTACGGAATATTCACCGTTGTCAAACTATTTATTGTAATAATGTGTATACTTGATACTTATTGGATCTACGGAAATTTTATGAAAATATTGTCAATTCTATACAAAAATGATAAAAAGAAATCTATTAATAAAATATATTCTTAATATATTTTATTTTGTTATTTATTTATTTTAATTAACGAAAGAGATTGGAATCGAACCAACTATCTATCGGTTAACAGCCGATCGCATATACCTTTTATGCTTCTCCTCCTATAACCAATTTATTTAATTAGTCATTGTTTATTAATTCCATTGGCCTGAATCAAACAGACATCAAGTGCTTACTAGACACACGTTTTATCATTAAACTACAATGGATGAGGTTGTGTGGACTTTAACCACATTTTTCTGACTGGAGATCAGACGTACTATTTAATCATATACTACAACCACTATTTTTAATATTTTTTTAATACAAATAGTGATAAACTACCAATATTGGGACTTGAACCCAAATCTTTTGTGTGAGAGACAAATGTCCTAACCTTTGGACTATATTGGTTTTTTTTATTATGCGACTGCCGGGACTCGGACCCGGTTCACCTGCTTGGAAGGCAGATATAATACCCTTATACCACAATCGCTTCTATATCGATATCGGGACTTGAACCCGAATCTATTGCTTGAAAGACAATTATCCTAACCTTTGGACTATATCGATTATATTAATTATATTAATTATATTAATTATATTAATTATATTAATTATATTAATTATATTAATTATATGCAATTAGTTGATGCCGTTCTACTAAAGTTGATATTTCTTGATATATTTCATAAAATTTCAACTTTATTTTCAGGAAGTAGAACGGTTCATAGACTCCCATTGAGTGATTTTTATTTACTTATGTATTAATACT